GGGATTGAAAATCCCCGTGTCGGTGGTTCGATTCCGCCTCTGGGCACCATCTCCAAACCCGCGTCAGCACTCGCTTTCGCGGGTTTTTTAATGTCTGCGGCAAAGTCTCCGATGGCGTCAAAAATGCCCAAAGTGTCAACGGAGTGTCAACGCAGTTTTCGCCCGCCGATATCGGCCTATTGCTGGCCTCGGTGGCGAACTCGCCTTTCTCTCGCTTTCCCGGCCCTTCAAAGTGTGAAAGCCTGAACCCCTGATGCGCCCGCGCAGCCTATGGGCTGCACTGGATTGGCCATTTCATTGACCAAAAAGGCGCCTAAAATCGGCAGGCGTGGGGAGGAGTGAAAAATCCCTCGCGTTGTCGCGCAAAAAATAATCAGAAAAGGAGAATTGAGCGGATGCTTATCTTTGGTGTGGTTTTTGTGGTGTTCGGTGTGTTGATGTTGCTGGCGCACCGGAAAATAAAGGGTATTTCTGAAAATGATCCCAGCGCGCCCAAGCCTTTAAAAATTCAGGCGGTGCTGTCTGGAGTGCTGATTTTCTTCGGGTTGGTGTTCGTGCTTGCCGGGTCTGGCGGTGAGAAAGAAACTGAAAAGGCCGCGGCGGCTGTTGAGGCGGTAGAAGTCGTGGCGGATTCGCGGGCTATTGCCCTGGTCCGGGCCACCCAGAAATCGCCAAAAGCACGGGAATCTCGCACTGCCCCTTTGAGCGGTGGCGTTGCTGTTCTATCGGATAATCAGGCAGGCTACTGGGTGAAAGGCGGAGTGGTCTACGCGACCAACGGCGTGGCAAAAAGCTGGTCTGAATCGGTGGCCTATGCGCCGGCAGAAATCGACCAGGCGCACATCGAAAAGGCGATATCGGATCACTACGGCGAAAGGTAGTAGTTACCCATCCACTATCGGCGCCAGCTCGGAATCCAGCGAGTCGGCGTCGCCCTTCTGGCCCGAAAAATCCCCAGCCTGATTTGGCACTTTAGTATTTAGCGGTGAGCCATTGTCGGTGTATTCGTGGGTATGGCTTGAAGCTGTGTCCGCGATCGCACTAACAACTTTTACCAGGTCATCCAGAATACGCAGCACATTGCTAGATTCGTTGCCCAGCCACACTGTACCGCCATCCTTTACCACCACCCGCTGTTTCAGATCCGCGAAGCGCTCGGCCATAGCCTCGCACTGCTCGCTGATATTGTTGTTGCTGTCGATGCGGTAGAAGTTCGCCGCGTCCTTGGCGATCAGTGCGTCCTGTGCGCCCAGTACCGGCAACTTTGCACCGCGGGCGAATACGGAACGGATGAAGGGACGATGCGGCAGGCCCATCACAAAGCCGAGCTCTACTAGCGCACCAGGTTGCGGGAATGCGAGAAAGCCGCGCTCGCCGCCGGCACCGTGTAACGGCAATGGAACCTTTTCCATCAAAGGCATTTTCTCGTCTGGTTTTCCGGCAGCATCGAGCAGCTGCACGTCCACACAGTAGCCAGGCTCTTTGTCTGTACTCTCCGCCGCTGCCTCGATCGATACCGGCTCATTGATCACCTGCCCCCACAGCGGCAAATGCAGGCCTCCGGTTAGCTCCGGATAGAGCCGCTTGATCAGGCGCTTGATAATTTTTTCCAGCATCGATGCGCTACCTATCCGCCCAGGGGTTCGCTGACCAGCTGATATTCATCTGGGTACCGGTGAACTCCACGTCCGTCAGTACGCTACCGTTATACAGCGCACCCGGGCGAAGCGCGGGTAATGCGGGCAGAGTCGCACCGTTATGGCTGGTCAGCTGTCGCTCCCAGCTTCGATCAATTTCCACCTTCTTATTTGCCCATGGCGAATCGTCCCAGCTGCCCACAAAAACCTTTCCATCGGTCAACTGCTGCCAGAGCGGTTTGGTAATGCCGAACACATAGGCGAGCGAGTCCATCGCGTGGAATCCGTTGGCGGTGTTATAGAAGGCCGCGGCTTTCGTCGTCAGATAACTCTGGCCACCACTGGGAAGTACAAACTGAAGTCCTGACGTATCTGCGATCTGATCCAGCGTCTTCTGCAAATCCACATCACGCAGGGCGAGGGGCAAACGGTAGTAAAGCGAAGCGCTAAGCTCACGACAGAAAATACGCTGCTGTTTCTTGTCTACCGTAGTGCAGGCCTCAACAAATCCGACAAACCATGGCTTTACCGCGTCAGCGCTATACCCACAGCTGAAAACAACAAGCCCTTTCAAGCTGGCTTCCGCCTGAACGGTGAATAGCGCTCTGCCGGGCGTGAAAATTCCAAGTCGCAGATTGCTATCCACGATCTCATATCGACTTCCGGCAACGGTTAGATTTTTATGCAGTTTCACGGGTTAAGCCATGGAGGTTTCTACATTCTGCAGCACTTTCTCAAAACCGGTTTGGCTTTGCGTTTGTTGCAGCGGAGCCGCAGGAGACTCGCCATCAGCCTGTCGCTGCTCGGTCTTCTCCGCCACGCTCAAGTGCTCCTGCAATCTGAAACTAACTCGCCAGCCTTTCAGGCCGATGATCTCGCGCTGCTCAATGCGCCCACTGAATATCACCTGACGAATATTAGCCGCGTTGGCAGATCGGTCGGTGATGTCGTAGATAACCAGGTCACCGTTATCATCGGTGGCTTCCGCCAGCCGATAGAACTGGGTTAATTCAGCCTGGTCTGTGTACTTCACAACGAATGACGCATTGACAGACTTAGGCTTAATACCCTTGTGTGCAGAGCTGGTGCTACTGGTTTCACCGCTGAGCGACTCACTATCCAGTTCAGTGGTTACACTTACCTGTAACTCAGTACTAGGTATCAAGCTGCCATTCAATTGCACTTCCGCGCTCCTTGAATTGCCTTACAAATCAGCCTTGATAATCAGCTCTGGCTGAATATCTGGATTCATGATCGGCGTGTCGACTATTACTTTTGCAGTGATATTTGTAGAATCTACCGAGAACAAATACGGACCTTTTATACGCCAACCGTTATTAGCGCCCGAAAAACCTATCGATAGTGAAACGTCCTCCATAGACGGGGACGAGAACAACCCATGAGGAGCCACAATAGTGTACTCCCCAGCCTCACCTATATTTATAGTGTTGGAATCTCGGATTCTAGCCTTGGAGCAATAGGACACCGTCCCGACTTTATAGTTAACATCAAGATCAATAACTCTTCTTTGAGAAAGAGTCGGCGGCGATTTCCATAGATTCGTTACAGAACTTGAAAACCCACGAATATTGAAGCTGGAGTGCAGGAAGTCTCCCACCGTTTCCAGTACCGTGTCACAGTTTCGAATATCTAGTTCGTAAACACTAAATGCACCGTTATTAACATGAAGGCCCTTCCCGCCAGATGCGGTAAAACCGGCAACAATTCCAGAAAATTTACAATGTGAAGCACTGTTAGTAATTCCTACGCCAGAGCCGCCCATCTGTATTTTTAAATTATTGATCTGGACTTCTTGAGCGGCATTAGAAATACCGCCGATATTCGATCCCGCCGCTCCCGTCATCTGAAGTCCCGCAACAATTAAATTGTTTGATCCGGACTGAATATCGACCTGATAATTTCCCGACGATTCACAGTTACTATAGGCTTGAAGCCATTCGACCTTAGAGTTAAAACCGTTGACGAAAACAACACCCTCAGCCTGGTTACTCTCCCCAATAAGGGTTCCGAAATGCATTGGGGAATCAACAACGACTCCTCGACCAGCGTTTCCATAGCTGTGGACTACCGATACCTCAGAAGTAGCGCTAGTTGAACTGGTTCTGCGAAATACGACACCATCTCTGCCGCAACTAGAGGCGAATATTTCTCCAGTTGCGCCATCGTGTGGCCCCTCATAAACAATTCCGTCACGTCCAGCAGAGAATACAAACAGTTGATCAATTTGCCCTTCAGGAAGGTCACGCCATTGGAACTGCCCTCCGGAAGCGGCACATTGAAACCAGGCTCCATCACCGTCTACGTTATGTATGATCACGCGTTGTACATAATACCGCTTCCCATAAAAGCGCAATCCACCACGCGTATCAGAAGATACGGGAGGATTCCCTACACCATAAATTGAAAGGTCAAAGATGCCAAAGCCGGTGGGTACTCCGTCACTCTCCAGCCATAAGTTGGAACCTGATAGTGCCTCAAAGTTTTCACTTTCAACCATCCAATAGTCATCGGATGAATTGCTTTTCATGAGGCTTGTGGCCATCTGTCCAGCCCCCTTGAGAAAAACTCCCTGTGGAATCTTTATCGGCCCAGAAAGTGTGTAAATTTTCGCCAGCAAATGGACTTCCCCACCGCGCCTGTTTCCTCCGCCCAAAGTCGCTGCGTACTTTATTGCAGCATTAATTGAAACCTCATTGGGATCGCCAAACTGATCGGCAATAACCTTTCCCCCAGGGAACAGGCCTTTACCCTGGAGACCGGAAATTGGGTGATCTATATAGCTTCCGCTATCATGAACTCCCGTACCACCTTGAACCATTTCAATGGTATTGGCACCGCCATCACCCGGATAGTTCCGGCCGCGGATCTCTACAATTTGCCCCTCCCGCACCTTAGTATCATTAAGCCATTCATCTAAATTACGGTACGACCGAGAAATGGATTTGCATTTAGCCAGTTTATTGGGTGTCAAATGGGTGAGATCATCGTCCCCGTCGTCCACTTCCTGCTGCGTTGCCCTGCGGGACAGACCTGCAATAACCTCAGTGGCCTGATCAAAAGACAGCTGCCAAGTGCTCGCGTCAACGGTTACATTCGTGATCGATTGCGCATCGGTATAGGTGATCAAGAAATTGCGGGTAATGCTGTTCCCAACACTTGCGCCTGCCGTGGCGTATTTTGTAATCGGTTCGATATAGCGCACCGCCACCAGCGTGTCGTCATCCGCAAGAATGCCAACCCAGTTGAAGGTGTAGTCTCCATCCCCAGTGCCGAGGTAAAGGCTGTAGACCACCTTGTCTTCATTCACATAACCCGACTTGGTAACCGAGAGCTCAGCAACACGATCAGCAATATCCGGCAGCGCTTCGTCTGGATCTGCAGCAGTTTGCGGATCTAGGCCGGGGATGTTTGCCAGCAGGAAGCGATCGATGGTCAGCACTTCACCTGCGCCCGCTTTCTGGGCGAACAGGTCACGGCCTGCGTTGGTTAAAATTCCAGTGCTCATGCGTTCTCCTCAACTGGCCTCGTCAAAGAACCATTGATGTTCTATTTCGTGTGCAGAAATACCGAGATCCACGGTCCCGATCAGATTGAATTCGTAGCGTCGGCAGGTGCGGCCGTATTTTTCCAGTAGCAGCTTCAGCAGCGTCTGGTTCTGGCTGAGCTGGGCGTCGCTCAGCTGCAGGATGATCACGTCCCAGTCTTTGCCCGGGTCGCGCTCGATGACTTCCACGTAACCCACACCCAAGCGCTCAAATATGCGTTTGATACCCGCCACGCTGCCGGCGTCCTTAGCGTTTACAAAGGCGTAGGTCACGCGCAGCCGGAAGAGATCCAACGGCTCGCCGTCGAAGCGCTCGATGTTGCGTTGCCACGCCAAAAGTTTCAGGGCCGCCAAGCCGCACGTTGCCGGGTTGGTCTGTTCCGTGGGCCAGCGCAGCCAGCTTTCCACCAGTTCCCACCAGGTGGTGAAAAGGGTTTTCAGCTTGTCGATCTGGCCGACGTTAGCCCAGCTGGGCAGCTCGATCTTGATCACGCGGCCTCCTGCACCGTCAGCGTGCCGAGTCGGGGGATTTCCATCTCACTGGTGATCTGCGGCAGGCTGAACGCGACGTTCTGTACCGCTGGAAACAGCTCCTGAATCTCCCGCGCGAGCTGCGAGAAGCTGAACAGGCTCCACGGCATTGCCAGCGTCGGCTGGTAGTCGGTGTTTTCTCGGAATGCTGCTCGGATCACGTCTTCCACGTCGCTCTGCAGCGTGGTCTTGTCGGCGGTGCTGGTGTTGGCGACGAACCACAGATCGCAGGTCAGGTCGTAGCTGGTTTCCGGCATGGCATATACCACAAGGTCGTCGCCGTGGCCGTGGTTGCCGTCGTCGGTGATAACGCTCTGAATGTCGGCAATAAATTGTGCAGACGGGTTGCCGATGTCGAGTAGCACATAGGCGTTTGCGGTTCCCGGGCCGCGCGGTGCGTCGTGTTCGAAAAAGATGTTGCCGGTACCGACGCCCGCAAAGTCGGAAATGATCGCGCGGTACACCGCATCGGTGTGCCACTGGTTGATTGCGCTGTACTGGTTGCGGATTCGCAGGCGCAGTTCATCGTCCGTCTCTTCGTTGGCACCGGGCACCAGCAGCCAGTCGGACAAGTTGGTCACAGCGACGCCCGCAATGGGCACGTCCAGCAGGATGTAATAGCCCGCCCCAAGGTTGTGGCCGTTGCCGGTGGCCTGTGCTTTTACCGCCACCACCACACTGGCCGTTCCCGGCGCCATCAGCGCCGCCGATGTCGTTACCAGGCGATAGGTCACGCCATTGATCGGCGTACTGCGCACCACCGTGCCCGCGGGGATCTGCAGCGCCACGCTGGTATCCGTGCGCGAGAACTGCAGCTGACCTTCTGCAAACACCGCATCCTTGCGTGTGAGGTTCACCGCCCAGGCATGCCAGTCGAGGAAGGTACCGGTCGCTGTTTTTACAAAGGCCTGCGCCAGCACGTTGTCGATCATGAAATTGATCAACCACAGCACCGGAACCGTCACCGCCGCCTGCACAAAGCGCCAGAACGGGGAGACGTTGCTGTCGTTGTTCACGCCCAGACCGGCTTCACTGGTGAGCTCGCCGAGTTTGGTGTTCAGGCTGCTCTCATCGGTCGGGATGCCGGCGTCGCTGGCCAGCTGCTCGAACGCTTTGCGGTTTTCATCTGCCATTACCCACTTACCCCGCTAAATGTCACTGTCGTGTCGCCGTACTTCATGGTTTTGGCGGTGAGGATGTATTGCTCGCCCGCGGCGTCCTGCACCGTCAGCTTTGCGGTACCGGGGCGGATGCGGGTGTCCTGGTCCACCAGCAGTAAAATCTGGTTCTCGATGCGGGCAATGCGTGCGGGGTCGCGCTCGGCGATCAGCTGGAGCGACAGTCCGCTTTCCAGAATCCGGTGCTTGATGTCCTGCCCGATGGATACACGCCCATCGCACAGTACCGGGAAACCGCCCTCATCGAGCGTCAGGTCGCGTTCACTGATCAGCAGGTCTACGTAGTCCGCCATATCAACCTCCCGCTAGTGCCAGTTCGTCGGCGAGCTGGTAGCCGCTCACGCCGCCGCTGGTATGCACTTCGATCTTATCGACGTGCGTGCCGCGGTTGTTGGTGGTGGACTGGTTTACTTGCTGCATCAGTCCACCGGTAGGAACTGCGCTCGGTTTGTTCGCCTGCAGGCCTGCAGTTGCGCTGTCCATTGCGTCGCGCTCCTGCTGGATTTTCTGCGTGACTGATACCTCTTCATCACCAAACCAGCTTGCAAGAGTGTTGACCAAGCCGTTGTCAGCAACGGCTTTCAGTGCCTGTGCGATAGCATCGGTGAACTTGGTAAGCCGACCGATCAGCGCGGCGACTTGCTCACCGATGGCGAAGAGCGACTGCTTGATCAGATTGAAAACAGCGGTGAATCCGAGTAGATCCATCAGGTACTTCCATGCGTCGTAGATCATGACGATGGCGTCCCAGAACAGTCCGAGAACGGCCACTACAGCCTGAACCTGCAAGCGGAGAATCTGGAAGACGATGGAGTTATCGAGCGCTGCGACGATACGGTCCCAGTAGACAACCAGCGCCACTATTGCGCCGATTAGCAGCATGATCCCGCCAACCACCCAGGTAATCGGGTTGGCCCAGAGTGCCGCGTTGAACAGCATGGTTGCCGCCTTACCTGCGAGCATGGCACCGCTCCAGCCTGCCATCGCCAGGTTGGCCACACCTTGGATCAGGGCGAAGGCGCTGACCGCAGCAACAAGCCCGAAGATGGTCAGGATGCCGACGCCAATGACTTTGGTGAGCATCGGGAATCGCTCGGTCCAGTCCATGACCGCCTCGCCACCAGAGATAAGCAGATCAATCACAGGAACCAGTACCGGCTGCATCACGCGACCGAATACGGTTTTCACTGCGGCACCGAGCGCCCCCAGTTTCTGCCACGGATCTGCCATGGCGTCGGCCATTTCCCGCGCTTTATCCATGCCCCGCACATTGCCGAGGGCATCCATGGAATCTTTCAGGCCATCGGCTTTCGGAATCAGCAGGTTGAGCAGCGCCACCGCCTCCTGAGTGCCGAACGCTTTCTGCAGCTGCATGCTCTCCGCCACGTCGATGGTGTCGCCGAAACGGCCGCGCAATTTCTGCAGGATGTCCAGCATCGGCAGCATGCGCCCCTGGCTGTCGGTAAACGTCAGCCCCAGTTCGTCCTGTGCCTTGCCCACACCTTTCAGGAAGGCCCGGTACTTGGTGCCCGCCTCGCTGCCGCTCATGGTGGCCTGCAGGGTGCCGAGGATTGCCATCTGCTCGCTCATCGAGATACCGGCCGCCGTGGCGTCGGCACCAAGGGAAGAGAACGCGGAGGACATTTCACTACCGGTGGTTTTGAACATCTGCACCGCGCTGGCGGTCTGGCCGGCGAGCATCTGCACCCACTCCGCCTTGCCCATCTTGTCGGCGGTGGCCTGGAAGATGCCGTACATGGTGCCCATGTAATTGGTGATGGTGCCCACGTCGGACTTTGTGCCCTTGGCCAGCACGGCGCCGGCCTCGGTGAATTTGGAAAGTTCGGTACCGGTGAGGCCTGCGATCGCACTCTGGATGTCGTAGGAAGAGCGCACGAACTCCGCTGCGCTCTCACCGTACTGCACGGAAAAGCTCAGCGAGGTTTTTTCCAGTTGCTTCAGTGCGGCATCCGCCACACCGAGGCTGCGCACCTCACCCAGTGCCCGGTCCATTTCAATCGCGGGAGAAAGTACCGACTTGAGCGCGTAGCCAGTGGCAAACAGCCCCGCCGCACCCACGCCGACTTGGGTAAATCCTGCGGTGGCGCGCTGGTTCAGCTGATCGATCTGCGCGGCAATCTTGCCCGCAGGGCCGCTGGCCTTGTCGATCAGGCTGACGGAAAACAGCAGTTTTTCCAGCCGCGATGCCATTGTCTGCTCCGCTATTTACCGGTGAACGCCCGGCCTATGCCGTTGGCCACCGCTATCTCAAAGTTTTTGCACTCGCGCTGTTCCAGGTACAACGCTCGCGCCATGTTCTCTACGGTTTCTGGCTGGCCCGGCAGGTACCGGGCCACCAGTGCGCACAGTTGGTCGTAGCCGTTGTGCGCGATCTGCTCGGCTAGTTGCTGCGCTTTTTTGCCGTGATCGCCAGATCCGGCGTATAGGCCTCAAGCACCGCACCCGCCAGCTGCACTTCCGCACCAGGCATTGCCTTCACCAGCGCCACCAGAGCCTCTTTGTCATCGGCGTCCACGGTGCTCACCAAAAAGTTGTGGCTGGGTGCCACCTTGCTGGTGGGCGTGATGCTGTTCAGGTACTTGTTGTAGGCCTCGCGGGTAACGTGGAATGAGAATTCCTTGTCACCGACAGAAACCTCGATGGTCTGGGTGTTGCCGTCTTGCACTTCGTTGGTTTTCGCAGCCATGGATGAACTCCACTATTTTTTAATTTGAGCCCTTGAGCCCGGATAGAAAGCCTGTCCACAGGGTGGCGCAGACCGACGTGATAAAAATTCCCAGCAGGATGCGCTTGGTCCACAGGCCGAACTGCTCGGCGGATTTGCGCAGCTGGCGCAGGTGGGCGAAGTCTTTCTGCATTTCCAGTACATCGCTGGTATCCACGCCGAGCTTTTCCAGCAGTTCCAACATCGCTTGGTGTGACGCCTTGCGCGCGATCTCTTCCGCTTGCTGTTCGGTAAGGTTTGCCACTACTTGCTCCCCGCTCTCGCACTGAATGCCCGCACAATCCCGCTCACCAAACCGGCCCCGGAAGCCGGCGGCAATCCCATTGCCTCCTGCCGGTTGCGCTGCTCTTTGCGCAGCTCGCCGAAGTACTTCGCCAGCAGGCTGGCGGGCACACCGGTGAGCGTGCCGAACACGGTCCACAGCACCGGGTTGCTCATCTGCTCCGGAAACCAGAAGGCCCACACCGTGAAGGCGAGAATCTCGAACACCAGCGCCTGTGCCATCATCAGTGCGATGCGCGGCCGGGTGCTCTGTCCGTCGCTCTGGCACATTGCCTGGTAGCGCGCGGTCCATCCCTCTTCCTGCGCAATCTTCAGATCCACTTCACGCTCCAGCAGACTGGCGCGCTGGTCCGGGGTGAGCTGGTTGATCGCCAGTTCGGCATCGCTGCCGGTGGAGCTCTCGCCCAGTTGCTTGTCCGCTGGAAGTACCGCGTTGATCAGCTGGCGCGATCCGGGGGCAAATACATCGAGCGCAATGCCGCCCGCCGCCTTGAGAATTTCCTTCAGCTTCACAGGTCACCCTCCTCGATCAGCGTGTAGGTAAAGCAGTTGCCCCACTCCATACGTGCGCGGTTGCACAGCGCCATCAGCAGGGTGAAATCCGCTGCGTTCGCCAGCACCTGACAGCCGGCACTCCACTTGTCCACCTGTGTGCTCTCGCCTTCGGCGCGGGCGCGGTGGCAGTTGATTCCGAACAGGCCGGATTCGGTGGCGGTGTCGGTATCCAGTACCTGGTCGCGGTTGTTGTCTCGGTACACGGTGACCGGTGCGCGCTGCACCAGTGCCAGGTACTTGCCCTGGTGCTGTCCGAGCTGCCACAGGCCGGGATACTGCCCGGGAACCACAATGGCAGTGCCGTTGACGTTGGCCAGGTTCTGGCGCCAGTACAGGCCCGGGTCGGTGGTGGCCGGGAACACGTAGCAGTGCGGGCGGCCGTCAAAACGAAACGCCACCGCGAGGTGGTCGTTAAAGGTGTTGGCGGTGTTGTCGGCGGTGCGCACGCCGATCAGGTTCAGGTTGAAATCACCCTCATCGAAAAACCGGTAACCCTTGCGGATCATTGCAGTCTGCAGCTGCCCGTAGCGCGGCAGTTTTCCGGTTGGCCCCTGGCTTTTCTGAAGAGTCATCAGCGCCCCCACTTTTCAAAACTTGTCTGGCATTCCACACAGCGGGTCACGCCGCCGATTTTCTGCCGTGCTGGCGGTATCTCATCGCCGCAGTGTTCGCACTCCGCAAGGCTCGGAGTATCGAAGTTGCTGCGTGCGCGCTGGGCATCCAGCGCCTGTTGGCGCTGTGCCTGCTCCAGATCCGCCGCGCGGTCAAAATCGTCCGGCATAACCGTCACCTACCGCGCGTTAAATAAAATTCTCGGTTTCGCTGGCGTCGATGTAGGGCACACCATTGATGCGCACAAAATCGCGGTTGGTGACGTCGTAGGGCAGCTTGTGCTTCAGCTTCTCGCCGCCGGTGGCGGAGGCATTCAACAGGTCGCTGATCCGCAGCTTGCAGCCAAAGGCCTCCACCTTGAGCTCCACGTCGGTGGCAGAGGCGTTGCCCACGATGTCGAAGGTATCCAGCGCGCTGAAGCTGCCAGCACTGCGCGCAGCATCCAGAATGGTCTGCAGGTTGTTGGTATCCACCTCGATCTCGCCACTGGCTTTCTTGTCGCCGCTGATCCAGCCATCGGGCACACCGCGGGTCATTGCTGGCGCGGTGTTGTCCTCGATGTTGAGGGTGAAATTTTCGACGTGGACCAGCATGCTGCCGATCATCACGTCTACGTCCTTTCCGCTGAGTTTCTGGCTCATGTGTTATCGCTCCCGGTTAATTGGCTCTGCTGTTTCCCGCTCCGGCTTAGCCGTTGCTGAGGTCCAGAATGATGTTTGCGGTGATCTCCTTCGGCGCGTTGTAGGGCTGCACCTTCAGGTAAACCTCCACGGACGTTTTGCTCGGCCACACGATGGCAATGCTGTCGTCCGTGGGCGCCTTGATCTCACCGGGGAAGTGCTCGCCGGCAAACACGGTGCTGTAGCTCATCTCGCGCAGCGGGCGCATGAAAAAGGTTTTGTTGGCCGCGATGCTCACCGGGGTGCTGTTAAGTGAGCGGTTGGCCACGCGGGCAATGGCCAGCAGGCGCACCGCGCGCGCGGCCTTGTCCACCACCCGCAGGTGCTCGATCACCTGGTAGTCGCCGCCGGGCGCATCCAGCAGGTTGCAGTCGCCCCAGTAGGTGCCCGGGTAATCCGGATAGGTCTGCGGTACCGAAAGGCGCGCGGCGTCCAGGGTGGCCAGGGTGGCGGAAGAGAGTGCGGTGCCGTTGCTGTCCACCGGCGCATCGCCGAGGCCCAGCACCGCACCGGTGGCCACGCGCATGGGGCTGTCCGCAATGCTCACCGCATCGGTGCACAGGCGGCCCGCCAGTACGCCCAGGTTGTTGCCGTGCAGCTGGGGAACCGCTGCCACACGGTAACCGGCAACGCCGCTGGTAATGGCGGCCTGTGCGGCCTCGTAGGTGCTCCAGGTCTCGGTACCGGAATCAATGCCGGGCGTGGCGGTCAGGATGATCACGCGGCGGGCCAGGCTGGTGCGCAGGCTCTCCGCCTTGGTCTGCATGTTGGTGAGTTCGGTATCGGTGGTGGCCGGGGTGCACAGCACAATGAGCTCGGGGGAAATGGTTTCCATCGCGGAATCCACCACGTCGAGCCAGTCGTAACCGGCGGTCTGCGGCGCGGCCCACGCCTGCCAGTTCTGGCCACCGTTCAACTGTGCGGCCAGCACGTTGTCGCGGATCTCGCTGCTGGTTTCGCCCAGCAGGGTGTCGATATCGCTCTGGCTGTTGACGGAAAGCAGCTCGCCCACATTGGTGGCGCCCTCGCCGATAAACAGCGCTTTGCGCTCGATGGCAGGGGTGCTGCCCTGCGCCTGGTTCAGGTTGTTTACAGAAACTTTGCCGAGTGCCATGTGCTTGCCCCTTGCCGTTGTGGGCCTAAGCCCGTTTGTATTTTGCTAACTGATAATCGACGATGAACTGCGTGAGCTCGCGGAGTTCGCCGGGGGAGACCCCGAGGAAACTTCTGCTCGGCAACATAATCGTCCAACTGTCTTTGCTCGCGTCGCCGCGGAGTTCCTTGAGGATTAATCCCGCCTGCCCCAATTTCAGGTTCTCGGTAATCCACTTCAGGCTTGGGCTTTTCCAGCCCTTACCATTTTCTCGTCGGATCTTGAAACCGGCCTCTCTGAGCGCCCGGGCCATGCCCTTAGTTGCAGGTGCGTTGTAATTCGGAGTTCCGTTTAGCCGTTTTGCTTTTGCGGAATCCCAGTGCGTCTTTTCACCTTCCTGCTGTGCAGTTGCAATATTTCCGGTTGGCCCCGAGCCAAAGTGGATAATGGCTTCGTCAACACCCGATTTGGTTTGCAGCTTCTTGCTGAATCCCTTCAGCATTTTTCCTTTGCCGCTTTTCCTAGGGTCCCAAGGGGCGCCACCAATATTTCTCTGATCTCTGAGCCGCTTTCGGGTGAATACCCGTATCTTCCTTGCCAGCTGACCTTGCAGCCTTTGACGCTGTTCCTTTTTAAGCGCCATCACGTCATTGAGCTGCTGCTCAGTCAGCCAGCCCTTGAATTCAATCCGCAACATAGGGCGCGTCTGTCGGCTGCTGCTGATCGTCGCCCACTGCCACCTGGTCGGCTGCGTCAATCTCCGTACTGGCAATCTGCCACTGCTGGCCGTTGAAGCTCACCGGGCCGTTGCCATCCACCACCAGGTCTACGTTCTCGTAGAATGGGATCTTGATTTCCACGTCCGCCATGCGCTCGTTGATAACGTCGATATCCATCTTGGGCTCACCCAGTTCCAGTGAATAGCGTTCCGGGTCGTGATCCATTACCCAAGTGGATACCAGCACCATCAGCAGTTCCGGCGCCTTGGTGTAGCGCTCGATATAAATCACTGCGTCGTACTTCAGCCGGCAGATGCGAATGCCGCCGTTGCCGAGGTTCTTACTCGCCGTTTCCAGCTCACCGCTTTCCATCCAGCTGTCCAGCTGCTCGGCGGAAACCAGGTTGGCGGCCAGCAGATGGGCGGTGATTGCGCGGAGCTTTTCCAATGCCATTACAAAAGCTCCGCGGTGATATTGGTTTTGGTGCCCTGCAGGGCGCGCAGTGCGCGGTCTGCCTGCGAGCGGTACATCTGTGCGGTGCTCTCGCTTTCCTTCGCCTGGCTCTCGCCGACTTCACGGCGGTAAATGGTGGCGAACTCACCGAACAGGTTGGCGGTTGCGCGGCAGAACACCGCGCGGCGGTACTGCTCTTCCAGCACGCTTTCCCCGCCGATGGTTTCCGCAGAGACCGCGTCCAGCGTGGCGTGGCCGTCGGTCATCCACGCATCCTGCTGATCGAACAGATCGCTGTTCACATCCAGCATTGCCAGGCGCAGATGGTGTTCCACCTTCTCCTGGTGGTACTCCGCCGGCACCCGGTACAGGCGCTGGAAATTGCCCAGCGAGAGATCCGGAAAAAATCCGTTGTTCTCGATGGTGCTTTCCAGATAGCTGTCGGTTTTGCCGGTAAAGCTCATGCGCTCTGCTCAATTAAAAACACGGTGCCAGGTGGTTTGCCCGTTCGCGCAGGGCGGCAGACGCCCCACTGGCCCGTGTGTCGTGGGGGACTCGGTTACAGTTTTGCTTTCAGTTTTTCCAGCCGGGTTTTCACGCCGGCTTTCGGGTTGGCTTCCATGGCGCGCTCGAACCAACGCACCGCCTCATCCAATTCACCGTTGCGCTCGGCAAACAGGCCGGCGAGTTTGTACAGCTTGCCCTGCACAATGATCTGGCCCACCGGCCAGTGCTCGCTGTCCACCGCCTTTACCACTTCACTGAAGTAGGGATCGGCACTCTTCTGATCTTTGTACTGGCGCTCTGCCCAGTCGTGCAGCGCCTCGGCCACATAGGTGGGCAGGTCGCGCTTGAAGCGTTCTGGCATCAGTTGCTGTTGCTCGATAGCGATGTACGCCAGCTTCAGCGCCTGCTCGATGTCTTCCACATCAATCAGCCAGATCAAACACCACACCAGCAGCGGGTTCGGGTGCTGCATGCCCGCTTCCAGATACGCATCCACCTGCGGCAGGTAGTTCGGCAGCAGCTGGCGTTTCAGGGCGATTTTTTCCGTTACGCTGTCGCGCTCGCTGAGTAATTCCAGATCGCGTTCCAGCTGGGTTTCCACAATCGTGCGGTCGTGGTTGGCCTTGGATTTTTGCACCGGAGTTTTCGGCGCTTTCGCGGTTTCCTTTTCCGCTTGCTGTACCAGGCTGGCGGCAGCCGCCAGGCACTTCGCTTTGTGACGCAGGGCGATACTCATGGATTGCTCCGTTTTCTTATCGTTGGTTCCGGGAAGATCCGGCGCAGGGCTCTTTAAAAAGCCCCCGGTCGAGTAGCTGACTCAAAACAAGACCTACTGACCGAGGGAAGCTCGCTGCGCCTGACAGTGACCGTCTCTCTACAACCAATTAGGCCCAGGTATCACCCGGCGCCGGCAACTTCACGTTGGCGAACTCAACGCCGGCCGCTTTGTCCAGGTTCTCCACCACGTAGGCTTCGTTGATGGTGTTGTAGTGCTCGATGCGATCGCGCTTGGCGTTGTCCAGAATCTGCTGGCGCACCGCACCGGCCTGGTAGTACAGGCTGAGGTTGTCCCAGCTGGTGATCAGCAGGCCGCGGGCGGGGAAGAAGGGCACGGTGTACGCCATCAGGCCGCCGTAGGTGCGGGTGACCGCGCTGTTCTCCACGCGCTCTTTCTCGGTGGGCTTCTGGCCCTGCGCGGTGTACAGCTGGGCTTTGTCCTGTGCGAGCAGGTCGCGGCCAACAATCACCACCAGGTCGCTGCCATCGCGGTGCGGCTCGTCCACCAGCTGCAGCACGTCGTGCACCATGGCATCGAGGTTTTCGTAGTCGCCACCGGCGCCCAGGCGGATCTCACCGGCGG